ATGGTTTACGAGTATTGCCGGAAGCGAGGCCTGTATCCGGATGCGGAGTCTTATCCGTGGAAATCAAACGCGCACTACTGGCTGGTTACCAACCTGTATCAGAACATGCGGGCCAATGCGCTTACTGATGCGGAATTACGGCGCAAGGCTGCCGATGAACTGACCTGTATGACAGCGCGAATTAACCGTGGTGAGACGATACCTGAACCAGTAAAACAACTTCCTGTTATGGGCGGTAGACCTCTAAATCGTGCACAGGCTCTGGCGAAGATCGCAGAAATTAAAGCTAAGTTCGGACTGAAAGGAGCAAGTGTATGACGGGCAAAGAGGCAATTATTCATTACCTGGGGACGCATAATAGCTTCTGTGCGCCGGACGTTGCCGCGCTAACAGGCGCAACAGTAACCAGCATAAATCAGGCCGCGGCTAAAATGGCACGTGCAGGTCTTCTGGTTATCGAAGGTAAGGTCTGGCGAACGGTGTATTACCGGTTTGCTACCAGGGAAGAACGGGAAGGAAAGATGAGCACGAACCTGATTTTTAAGGAGTGTCGCCAGAGTGCCGCGATGAAACGGGTATTGGCGGTATATGGAGTTAAAAGATGACCATCTACATTACTGAGCTAATAACAGGCCTGCTGGTAATCGCAGGCCTTTTTATTTGGGGGAGAGGGAAGTCATGAAAAAACTAACCTTTGAAATTCGATCTCCAGCACATCAGCAAAACGCTATTCACGCAGTACAGCAAATCCTTCCAGACCCAACCAAACCAATCGTAGTAACCATTCAGGAACGCAACCGCAGCTTAGACCAAAACAGGAAGCTATGGGCCTGCTTAGGTGACGTCTCTCGTCAGGTTGAATGGCATGGTCGCTGGCTGGATGCAGAAAGCTGGAAGTGTGTGTTTACCGCAGCATTAAAGCAGCAGGATGTTGTTCCTAACCTTGCCGGGAATGGCTTTGTGGTAATAGGCCAGTCAACCAGCAGGATGCGTGTAAACGAATTTGCGGAGCTATTAGAGCTTATACAGGCATTCGGTACAGAGCGTGGCGTTAAGTGGTCAGACGAAGCGCGACTGGCTCTCGAATGGAAAGCGCGATGGGGAGATCGGGCTGCATGACTATCAAATCAAATACGCCAGCACACGACAAGGACTGCTGGCAAACGCCGCTTTGGCTTTTTGATGCACTGGATATTGAGTTTGGATTCTGGCTGGATTCGGCAGCGAGCGACAAAAATGCTCTGTGTGCTCACTGGCTAACTGAGGCCGACGACGCGCTCAATTCTGAGTGGGTAAGCCACGGTGCAATCTGGAATAACCCACCGTACAGCAATATCAGGCCGTGGGTGGAAAAAGCCGCTGAGCAGTGCATACAACAGCGACAGACGGTAGTTATGCTTGTGCCAGAGGATATGTCAGTCGGATGGTTCAGCAAGGCTCTGGAGAGTGTCGACGAAGTTCGCATCATCACTGATGGACGGATTAATTTTATCGAACCATCGACGGGGCTGGAGAAGAAGGGAAACAGCAAAGGCTCAATGCTGCTGATTTGGCGACCGTTCATCAGTCCTCGACGGATGTTTACTACCGTATCCAAAGCGGCATTGATGGCGATCGGGCAGGGCGTCAGGAGGGCGGCATGAGGCGACAGCGACGAAGTATCACCGACATAATCTGCGAAAACTGCAAATACCTTCCAACGAAACGCTCCAGAAATAAATCCAAGCCAATCCCAAAAGAATCTGACGTAAAAACCTTCAACTACACGGCTCACCTGTGGGATATCCGGTGGCTAAGACATCGTGCGAGGAAATGACAATGCTTTTAATTCAACCTGGATTTGGACTTAGCATCAAAAAAGGCCACATGTTTGGCGAGAAAGAGTCACAACGAAAAATGGTGTCTATCCGGTTGCCATTTATCAGTATTTATTGGCTAAACAGGGAGGCAACAAATTATTGGTATACATGCGCCAGAGCAGCATTTAACGACCCTGACTGGTTTGTGGAAAACCACCACGCAGTTCGTCAGGCAAAGAGAAAGGCCAACATGACATACATGAAGGCGTATCGAAAAGCATGGAAAGAACACCGCGATCGATACCAGCAAGATATGGAAAAGCTTGAATCAGAAAACATGGAATTAAGACGAAAGCTTGGTGAAGCAAAACGAGACATTGATGCTTACAAGCGACTTTTTAATGGTGAAAGCCATGCTTAGTCCATCCCAATCTCTTCAATACCAGAAAGAAAGCGTCGAGCGGGCTTTAACGTGCGCTAACTGCGGTCAGAAGCTGCATGTGCTGGAAGTTCACGTGTGTGAGCACTGCTGCGCAGAGCTGATGAGCGATCCGAATAGCTCAATGTACGAGGAAGAAGACGATGAATGAGTTAATAAATGGCAATGCCATCAAAATGACAAGCATTGAAATCGCTGAGTTGGTGGGTAAGCGTCATGACAATGTGAAACGTACCATCGAAACGCTGGCTAAAAATGGTGTTATCCGGCTTCCTCAAATTGAGGTTTCCGAAAGAATCAATAACTTAGGGTTCAATGTTCAGTACGAGCATTACGTCTTCGAGGGCGAACAAGGTAAGCGAGACAGTATTGTCGTTGTTGCCCAGTTGTCGCCAGAGTTCACCGCTCGCCTTGTTGACCGCTGGCGAGAGCTTGAAGAAGCTGCGGTTAATATCCCCAAAACGCTACCGGAAGCGTTGCGCCTTGCTGCCGATCTTGCTGAGCAGAAAATGCAACTGGAAAACCAGCTCGCAATTGCCGCACCTAAAGTTGAGTTTGCCGATCGCGTTGGCGAGGCCAGTGGAATTTTGATTGGAAACTTTGCAAAGGTTGTTGGAATTGGTCCAAACAAACTGTTTGCGTGGATGCGCGATCACAAAATCCTTATTGCTTCAGGTTCCCGGCGCAATGTGCCAATGCAGGAATATATGGAGCGCGGCTATTTCACAGTGAAAGAAACAGCGGTCAACACAAATCACGGAATACAGATATCGTTCACCACAAAAATCACCGGGCGTGGTCAACAGTGGCTGACCAGAAAGCTGCTCGATAACGGAATGCTGAAAGTAACAGGGGAGGCTGCTTAATGGCCAATCTACGCAAAGAAGCACGCGGAGGAAGACGATGGATGATGTAAAAGAAAAAGATATCCCCGGGTTTGAGGGTATATATAAAGTAACTGAGAATGGAGACATCATTTCATGCCGTAAATCAAAAAAATTATCTCATGGTATTAAACCAGGAGGATATGCATTTGTCGGTCTATATCCAGGTGGCGGGAAAAGACCATCATATAAAATGGTTCACAGAATTGTTGCAGAAGTATTTGTTGATAACCCAGATGGAAAGCCGGAAGTTAATCACAAGGATGGAAATAAACTTAATAATAAAGTTGAAAATCTTGAGTGGGTAACGCGAACAGAAAATGCGAAACATGGATTTGATTCCGGGTTGCTTGTTCATGGTTTTAATCATCACTTCTGCAAACTAACGCCAGAACAAGTGAAATCAATATATAAATCAAAAGGCAAATACAGAGATATAGCCAAAGAATTTGGTGTTTGTGCGCAGACAGTGTGCAACATAAAAAACAAATCAGCGTACCGACGTTTTTTGGAGGGGATTGATGTTTAGAAGCAAAAAATGGCTTCAGGCAGTCAGGGATATTGAATTTTGCGTTCTTTGCGGAAGATACGGAGTTCAGGCCGCTCACAGAAATGAAGGGAAGGGGGTTGGGATTAAAGTAGATGATTGCCTTACTGCTGCGCTATGTGTTGATTGTCATTCAAGAATTGATAATGGAAGAGATATGAGCAGGGAAGAGCGAAGGGCTGAAATGGATCGGGCCATTGTGCTTACCCTTAAAAAATTGGTTAACAATGGGAGGGTGTTTGTCCAATGAACGAATATCAGTTTGTGCTTCCGTACCCACCGTCGGTGAATACCTACTGGCGAAGACGGGGAAGCCAATACTACATCAGCGATAAAGGCCAGAAATACCGAAAAGACGTTCAGCAAATCATCCGCCAACTTAAGTTAGACATTTTCACCAAATCACGACTCCGCATCAAAGTCATCGCAGACGTTCCAGACTCCCGCCGCCGCGACCTCGACAACATCCTGAAAGGTTTACTCGACTCCCTTATCCACGCCGGATTTGCGGAAGACGACGAGCAATTCGATGACATTCGCGTAATTCGTGGTGTGAAAGTACCAGGCGGACGGCTTGGAATAAAAATCACCGAACTGGAGAACGCATGAACGCCACAATTCAAACGATACCAGAGCTTCTTATCCAGACACGAGGCAATCAGACCGAAGTGGCGAGGATGCTTTCCTGCGCAAGAGGAACAGCGCTCAAGTACAACCGAGACAGAAAAGGCGAGCGTCACGTAATAGTTAACGGCGTCCTGATGGTCAAACAGGGCAAGAGGGGAAGACGATGAGCATAAGAGAACTAAACCTCACCAAAGAACAGCACGATTGGCTGAATGGCTGGCTTGAACTGTGGGGCGCATGGGTTTATTCAGGTCGTCTGGAAAAGCGCATGAGCAGCGTAATAGCGAAGTTCATGGAGAGCGTAGAGCCGGGAAGAGTTATGACAAGGCCAATGTGTAATGATGATGATGGAATGTTGATTTCTCAGGTCGTCGATTCCGTCATGTGCATTGACAAGAAAGCCTTTGGCATCCTCCTCAGCTACTACGCTCATGGATCTTCCAAGCATGCCATTGCATCTTACTATCATCGTGTCGCAAGACCTCGCAAGATGTTATGCCGGGGCGGCGGGCGTATTCAAAAACCATCGCTCGCAACCTGTCGCCGGGAAGTTGACGAAATCCTCAATGCTTCGTTGTTTATGATTTACCCAGTTCTGGATAGTGCGTTTAAAAACCGGAAACGTGTAGAGAAAATTAAACATGTAGCATAGAACGTGTTGACATCATTGAGCAAATGAGCAACACTATTCGCATAAGCTGCCGTTAGTGACTCTTAAGTTGCAACGGTGGCTTTTTTTATTTGGGTCAGTCGTATAAAGGTCATTACGGAATGCTGTTAACCTTCTTATCGTGGTTCGAGTCCACGCTGTCCCGCCAAACATGCTGGTTTAGCTCCAATGGTAGAGCAGTCGCCTTGTAAGCGAATGGGTAGCGGTTCAAGTCCGTTAACCAGCACCATAACTGAGCCGTAGCCACTGGCTATCCTGAATTCATCAGTGATAGTTACGCTGCGGCCTTCTACACATGACCTTCGTGAAAGCGGGTGGCATGAGGTTGCGCTAACAACCTCCTGCCGTTTTGCCCGTGCATATCGGTCACGAACAAATCTGATTACTAAACACAGTAGCCTGGATTTGTTCTATCAGTAATCGACCTTATTCCTAATTAAATAGAGCAAATCCCCTCAATGAAGGGGTAGAGCATGTACCGTATGGACAAAATCAGAGAATGGTTCAGTTACAGCTTCGGAGGACTGACTGCGATGGGTGGCATTCTCTCCCTGAATGACTGGGCTGTCATCATTGGTATTCTTTGTACTGTCGGCACATTTGGCATCAACTGGTACTACAAGCGCAAAGAGCGCGAGGACAGATTGAATGGCAATGTCACCGGCACTACGAAATAGCGTAATAGCGGCGATAAGTGGCGGGGCTATTGCTATAGCATCTGTGTTAATCACTGGCCCAAGTGGTAACGATGGTCTGGAAGGTGTCAGCTACATACCATACAAAGATATTGTTGGTGTATGGACTGTATGTCACGGACACACCGGAAAAGACATCATGCTCGGTAAAACGTATACCGAAGCAGAATGCAAAGCCCTCCTGAATAAAGACCTTGCCACGGTCGCCAGACAAATTAACCCGTACATCAAAGTCGATATACCGGAAACAACGCGCGGCGCTCTTTATTCGTTCGTCTATAACGTGGGCGCAGGCAATTTCAGAACATCGACGCTTCTTCGCAAAATCAACCAGGGCGATATCAAGGGCGCATGTGACCAGCTACGTCGCTGGACATACGCTGGCGGTAAGCAATGGAAAGGGCTGATGACTCGCCGTGAGATTGAGCGTGAAGTCTGTTTGTGGGGGCAGCAATGAGCAGAGTAACTGCGATTATCTCCGCTCTGGTTATCTGCATCATCGTCTGCCTGTCATGGGCTGTTAATCATTACCGTGATAACGCAATCGCCTACAAAGAGCAGCGCGATAAGGCCGCATCCACAATTGCTGACATGCAGAAGCGTCAACGTGATGTAGCAGAACTTGACGCCAGATACACAAAGGAGCTTGCTGATGCTAATGCGACTATCGAAAGTCTCCGTGCTGATGTTTCTGCTGGGCGTAAGCGCCTGCAAGTCTCCGCCACCTGTGCAAAGTCAACGACCGGAGCCAGCAGCATGGGCGATGGAGAAAGCCCAAGACTTACAGCAGATGCTGAACTCAATTATTACCGTCTCAGAAGTGGAATCGACAGGATAACCGCGCAGGTTAACTACCTGCAGGAGTACATCAGGACTCAGTGCCTGAAATAATTTTTTTGCAAATCACAAAGTCCATTTAATGAGCCTCGCGATGCGGGGCTTTTTATTCCCAACTCTATAGGTAATTTTATGACCCAGCATATTGGCGTAAAACTGATTAACGCCTTTCCGATGACGAGACAGGCATATAACGATTTTCGTGGCTGGCAGCTTCCTGCCGGAGAAAACGGCGAGGACGAAGGCTATCTGGTTGAATATCTGGATGGCGGGAAACCTAACACCGATCGCTTTGATGGCTACGTTAGCTGGAGTCCAAAAGAAGTATTCGAAAAGGCTTATCGTCCGGTATCAGGACTAAGTTTCGGCCTTGCCATGGAAGCGTTAAAACAGGGCAAAAGTTTGCAGCGGGCAGGATGGAATGGGAAAGACCAGTTTGTTTATCTCGTGAAAGGGGAAAAATTAGCGTCTGCGTTGGGTTATGGCTTTGGCGAATATGTTGGCGAGCCAACTTTCAATGACACGCTTGTATTGAAAAACTCACAGAACCGCCTTGCTACATGGGTTCCATCCATTGGCGACCTGATGGCTGAAGACTGGCAAATCATTTAACCATGTAGGCATTACAAAGCCTATCTACTGGTGGGCTTGATAATGAAACCGGATTTATTCTGGGTAACCAGTTACGGCAGTACAGCGAAACAACCCAAGCCAGAAAGTGGGGAAATAACACTGGCAGCCACTGAAAGATGAACCTCCAGCCTTATGGCAAAAAAGATTCTTTGTGGTGGCGGACTGATGGAAAGACATCGGTTATTGCAGAGGCCATTCAATGAGTGGTCTCGACAATGGCTTATACCCTACACGGGATAACTTAACTGATATCCCTTTTAACGGATAAACGGAGCCAACAATGGCAGAGATTATTCCCATGACTGAAGAACAGAAATTCCAGTTAGAGATTTACAAGCTGGTCATGAACCAGAACGCAGCCGCAGAGGAAGCATTTCAGTTCATTGGCACTGACGAACTGAAGCTTGAGCTATTCAAAATTCACTTCCAGTCAGGCGGCGCTAATTCAGATATCACGACCCGCACTATCGAAGCGGTGCGTAAATCGAAGGAAGCGTTAGACCTGTTCACCACCGGAGCATGATGTGAGCCGCGTAATCAATTTGGGTAAGGAGAAGAAATTCCCAATTACTCAAGAGCTATACGAGAGGCTGGAAAGCGTCATCCATGATTACGATGGTGAAATCAGTTTATGCGAGGCGATTGGCGCACTCGAATTGCTGAAGCAGTCACTGATTGAAAGCGCGAAAGAGTCATCAGCCTGAAATAACAAATAAGTGAGATGAATATGGCGGCACCAAAGGGCAACCGATTTTGGGAGGCCCGCAGTAGTCATGGGCGAAACCCGAAATTCGAATCGCCTGAGGCGCTGTGGGCTGCTTGTTGTGAATACTTCGAGTGGGCTGATGATAACCCGCTATGGGAGGGTAAGGTATTTTCATATCAGGGAGAAATAATTAAGGCTAATGTCCCTAAGATGCGAGCCATGACTATTTCAGGATTGTGCACCTTCCTTGATATCACCAGGCAAACATGGGGAACCTTCCGGTCAATGGAAGGTTTTTCTGACGTCACATCACGAGCGGAAGACATCATCTACGACCAGAAATTCTCTGGAGCAGCCGCTGACCTTCTCAACGCTAACATCATCGCCCGTGATTTGGGCCTCAAAGAGCAGTCGCAAGTTGAAGACGTGACACCTGATAAGGGAGATCGCGATAAGCGACGCTCTCGTATCAAGGAGCTATTCAACCGTGGAACTGGACGCGATTCTTGATAACCTGAGCGACGAAGAGCAAATCGAGTTGCTCGAGCTACTCGAAGAAGAAGAGAACTACCGGAACACACACCTGCTATATGAATTTACGCCATACAGCAAACAGCGTGAGTTCATCGACGCCGGACATGACTATCCAGAGCGATGTTTTATGGCTGGTAACCAGCTTGGTAAGTCATTTACTGGTGCTGCTGAAGTCGCGTTTCACCTTACTGGGCGTTATCCGGGAACAAAAGGCTATCCGGCTGATGGTAAATATGGCGGGGAGTGGAAAGGTAAGCGTTTCTATGAGCCTGTTGTCTTCTGGATTGGTGGAGAGACAAACGAGACTGTAACCAAAACGACTCAACGCATCCTGTGCGGTCGTATCGAAGAGAATGATGAGCCTGGCTACGGTTCCATACCGAAAGAAGACATCATTAGCTGGAAGAAGTCTCCTTTCTTTCCGAACCTTGTTGATCATCTTCTGGTTAAGCATCACACGGCTGATGGCGTTGAAGATGGCATTTCAATCTGCTACTTCAAACCATACTCGCAAGGCCGTGCTCGCTGGCAGGGTGACACAATCCACGGCGTGTGGTTTGACGAAGAACCACCATACAGCATTTATGGCGAAGGGCTTACCCGTACCAACAAATACGGGCAATTCTCAATTCTGACGTTTACCCCGCTGATGGGGATGTCTGACGTTGTTACCAAGTTCCTGAAGAATCCCAGCAAGTCGCAGAAAGTGGTCAACATGACCATCTACGACGCTGAGCACTACACCGACGAGCAGAAAGAGCAAATCATCGCATCCTATCCCGAGCATGAGAGAGAGGCGCGTGCTCGCGGTATTCCTACGATGGGTAGTGGTCGAATCTTCCAGATACCGGAAGAGACGATTAAGTGTCAGCCGTTCGAGTGTCCTGATCACTTCTACGTCATCAATGCAATGGACTTCGGATGGGATCACCCACAGGCACATATCCAGCTTTGGTGGGATAAAGACGAGGACGTGATTTATCTTTCTCGCGTCTGGAAGGCCAAACAGAAGAAGGCGACAGAGGCATGGAGTGCTGTTAAAGCATGGAGCAAAAACACCCCTACGGCTTGGCCTCATGACGGGCATCAGCACGAAAAGGGAGGCGGCGCTCAGCTCAAGGAACAATACGCCGAAGCTGGGTTCGACATGTTGCCAGATCATGCAACATGGCCTGATGGAGGTAATGCGGTCGAACCCGGGATAGCAGAGATACGCGACATGATGCTCGACGGTCGTTTCAAGGTATTTAACACCTGCGAGCCATTCTTTGAAGAGTTTCGTCTGTATCACCGCGATGAGAACGGGAAGATCGTCAAGCTAAATGACGACATCCTTTCTGCTGTTCGCTATGGCTACATGATGAGGCGTTTTGCAATACAGATGCGAGACATCAAAGATCCTAAAGAGATTGATTACTCAAGCTACAACATACCTTGCGGAGTTGGATGATGGCTGATGATAGAAAGATGACTGACTGGCATCGCAAGGTGCTGTGCAACTTTGATAATGCCTGGTCAGCAACGCAGGATATGCGAGAGCAGATTATTGAGGCTCAACGTTTCGTCCGGGTGTCCGGCGCACAGTGGGAAGGCAGCACAAACGCTGGTTACTCATTTGATGAAGGCAGGTTTGAGCATTACCCGCGCTTTGAACTGAATAAGATTGCCCGTGAATGTGATCGCATCATTGGCGAGTATCGACAGAATCGCATCAGCGTTAAATTCAGGCCGAAGGACGATAAGGCATCGGAAGCGTTAGCCGAAAAGATGAACGGCAAATTCCGCGCTGACTATCAGGAAACATCCGGTGGTGAAGCGTGTGATAACGCATTTGATGATGCTGTAACGGGCGGATTCGGTTGTTTCCGCATGTGTGCCGATTACGAAGATGAAATGGATCCGAGTAACGAGCAGCGACGCATCAGCCTTCTTCCTGTTTACGACCCAGCGACATGCGTCTTCTTCGATCAGGACAGCAAGCAATATGACCGCTCTGATGCTATGTGGGCTGTGGAAATGTTCTCCATGACGCCTAAAGCGTTCGAGGCTGAGTACCCTGACTCCATCGCGGCAAGTCTTTCTCGTGATGACACTGGTACTCAGTATGACTGGTCAACGCCTGATGCCATCTATGTTGGACGCTACTACGAAGTTCGCATAGAGAAGGTGAAGCTCACGGCGTGGCGCAATCCTGTCAGCGGAGAAACGGCAATCTATGATGAAGAGCAAATCAAAGATATTGTCGACGAGCTAACCGATGGCGCATTCGAACTGATTGGTGAGCGAACTGTGAAGAAACGCCGCATTTATTGCGGCCTTCTGTCTGGCGCTGAATGGCTGGAAGAACCGAAGCGTATTCCGGGCGAACATATTCCACTCATCCCGGTATATGGGCGTCGCTCATTTGTTGATAATCAGGAGCGAATCGAAGGCCACGCAGCAAAAGCGATGGATGCACAGCGTCTTGAGAACCTGATGGTTTCCATGATTGCAGATAACGCTACTCAGGCTGGCGGTGATGGCATTCCTGTAGTTGATGTTGACATGATTCCTGGTCCTCTCGCCACTCATTGGGCGGAGCGCAACAAAAAGCGCCCGGCGTTCCTGCCGATGGTCAGTCTGAAAAACAAAAACGGCGATATTACTGCGCAGGCTCAGGTAAGTAGTTATACACCTCCGACACAAATGCCTCCTGCTCTTGCTGGGCTATTGCAGTACACCGGAACGGCTATTCAGCAAATTACAGGTGCGTCGCAGATTGAGAACATGCCGAGCAACGTCGCCACCGATACCGTTGATAGCATCTTTAACCGGATGGATACGCAGTCCTATATCTACATGGACAACATGGCTAAATCCATGCGTCGCGCTGGCGTCGTGTGGCTTTCTATGGCACGTGAGGTCTATGGCAGTGATACGCCGATGCGTATCGTTAATGAGGACGGCAGCGATGACGTGGCGCTGATGACTGGTGAAGTGGTTGACCGTCAGACAGGCCAGGTTATCGCTCTTAATGACCTTTCGCAGGGCAACTATGAAGTGACTGTCGATGTCGGTCAGTCGTTCGCTACTCGCCGTGATGCAACGGTTAAGTCGTTACTTTCCATGCTGGCACTTATCCCACCAGGAACGCCGAAGCACGACCTTGTATCGTCGATGATTCTCGACAATATGGACGGCGAAGGGATGGACGACCTTAAAGAATACAACCGCAATCAGTTGCTTCTGTCTGGCGTTATCAAGCCGAGAACGCCTGAAGAACAGCAGATGGTTGAACAGGCGAAACAACAACAGGCCAGTCAGCCAGATCCGGCTATGGTTGCAGCGCAAGGTCAGCTTCTTGCTGGTCAGGCTGAATTGCAGAAAGCGCAGAACGAACAGGCAGCCATTCAGGTTAAAGCATTCCAGGCACAGACTGATGCTCAGGTTGCAGCGGCAAATGTTGTGAAAATACTCGCATCTGCCGATAGTCAGCAGAAATCTGATATCCGCGAGGCTCTGAAACTGCTCGGACAGTTCCAGCAACAGCAAGGAGATAATGCCCGTGCTGATGCAGAGCTTGTCCTGAAAAGTCAGGCACAGGGCCATGCGCAGCGCATGGACATCAGCAGCATCCTGCAAAAATCAACTCAGCAACAACCACAGCAGTAATTAACCCATAACGTGCAATGGCTGTCTTTATGAGGCCTGGCACCCTATTGCCTTCCGATGGGCTGAACATCGAGTAAACAGGGGTAACAAATGGACCAGATGGCAGAAAACACACCAGAAGTTGAAATCGAAACCGACGCGTCAGAGCAGATTCCTGATGATGTCGAACTGGCTGAAGAAGTCGAAACAGAAGATGGCAGTGAGTCCTCCGGCAATGATACAGAGGAAGCTACTGAAACTGATGACGACGAATCAGAGCAGGAATTCTACTTTGGTGACGAAAAGCTGGATTCGCCAACCAGCGAAGATGGCGCAGAGCATGGACTGGTAAAACACCTGCGCAAGACGATTAAAGAGAAAGACCGCGAACTGAAAGAGCTGATGCGTCAGTCTCAGAAACCCGTCGAGCAGCAGCCGGTAATCACTCAACCACCGCGAATGCCAAAACTGGATGATGAGGACATCGGTTTCGATGAAGAAATCTACCAGCAACGCATGGCTAAGTGGGCGGAGGACAACGGCAAATACCAGCAACAGGAGATGGCTCGCAAGCAGAAGGAGCAGGAGCTTCAGGCTGCCTATCAAGAGCGATTATCCAAATATCAGCAACGTGTTAAGGCTCTCAAGGTTCCTGGCTATCAGGAAGCTGAACAGGCCGTACTCGAGGAAATCCCCATCGAGACACAAAACGCGATCCTGTTTGAGTCAGAGAAGCCGGAAATCGTTGTTCTGGCACTCGGTCGCAACGCTGAACTGCGCAAGCAACTGGCAGAAGCTACCAACCCCGTAGCAATTGGTCGTCTGCTGGAACGTATCGAATCGAAGGCCAGAATCATGCCAAAAGCAAAAACCACGGCAGCCACAACCCCGACAGTTAAGGGGAGCAACGGCGCAGTAATCAATAACCTCGACAAACTGAAAGCCAGGGCGCTGGAAACTGGTGACTGGACGCCGTATTTCGCCGCTAAAAAGGCAAAAAAATAACCTATCGGAGCATTAAGCATGGCTAACCAATTAGCAAAAGACCTTGAAATCATGTTCGAAAACTACGTTGAAGGCTTTGAGGCCGCCTGCGTAGTTTCCCGTAACGCTAAAAAATTCCGTCCCGGTGATACAGCAATGCAGCGAGCAGGTGATGTTCTGTATCGTCCGCAGCATTACCACATGAACATTGAGGAAGGCCTAGACCTCAGCGGCAAAACGCCAACAGCACTGGTTCAGCGCCTTGTTCCTTCTGTGTTCAAGGAGCCGAAAAACATTCTGTACACTCTGGATGCGCGTGAAATGCGTGACCCGGAACATAAAACTGAAGCTGGTCGCGCCGCAGGTATGCGCCTTGCTGCACAGATTGACTCTGACCTGATTTCCATGGTCACGCAGCGTGCTACTAACGTGATCACGATGGCTGACTCAACCACAGGTTCACAGGGCCGTGATTTGTGGAACTGTGCGGCAGGTATTGATGCCACCATGACGGCGATTGGTGTACCTCAGGGTATCAACCGTCGCTCTTTCTGGAACCCCTTCAACTACAAAGACCTTGCTGGCGAGCTTGGTCACCGTGCCTATGCTCAGGGCGCAACCCTGACAGCATACGAAAAAGCGCAGATCCCTCCGGTTGCGTCCTTCGATAGCTACAAGACCGATATTTCTGGTCGTGTTCCGAAGGGTACAGCAACTTCCCTGACGCTGGCGGCTGAACCTGCGCACAAGGTTGAAGCGAAAGATGCCAACGATATGCCAGTGGATAACCGACAGGGGACCATTACGGTATCTGCATCTGATTTGCAGGTTGGCGATGCGTTCACCATTGCTGGCGTGAATTCCGTACACCAGATCACCAAAGATACCACCGGGCAGCCGCAGGTATTCCGCGTTCTGGCAGTAAGCGGAACGACAGTAACTATCTCCCCGAAAATTCTGCCGCCTGACAACGCGGATGTCGCCAGCCGACCATATGCAAACGTTGATGCTAACGCGGCAAATGGTGCAGCAATTACCATTCTCAACAAAAATGCCGCACCGGCTAACCTGTTCTGGGCTGATGGTTCTGTTGAGCTGATGTACGGCAAACTGGCGTTCCCGACTGGTCAAGGCCCACAGGTAATGACAGCAACCACCGAGCAGGGCGCTACGCTGATCATGTCTTACGCCTTCGACCACATCAAAGGTGTAACCACTGCGCGTTTCACCACTCTGTACGGTTGCTCTGTACTGGTTCCTGAATATACGGGCATCGTTATTGCCGGGCAGTAATTTTGGTGGGGCTTCGGCCCCATTTTTATTGGGAGAAGACAATGGCACGAACAATGCTCTATAAGCCTGGCAACATGATCACCTGCGGTCAGTTTGCTGTCGATTACATCATTGTTGATGACGAAGAAGTTAAATCTCACCTGAAAAAAGGCTGGGTAAAAACTCCTGAAGAAACCGCAACGAAGCATAAAGTGGCTAAGGCGGAAGAAGATGGCGAAAACGAAGGGTGATCTCGTTCTTAAGGCTTTACGAAAAGCCGGGCTGTATTCCAATGCCACGTTGACAGATGCTGACCCTCAGGCAATTGAAGATGCCATTAATGACCTCGAAGACATGATGGCAGCATGGCAGGCTAAAGGTATCGAGCTTGGATATCAGTTTGCTGATACAGAAAACGGCATCATGCCGTTACCTGACGATGATTCAGGTATCCCTGCATGGGCAAATGATGGCGTCGCCTTGAAACTCGCTGTGCAAGTGTGCATGGATAACGTCATTCAGCCGTCAGACGCTCTCCTTACCGCTGCTGACAGTGCATACCAGACAATTTGCATCGCTTTAACCAAAATACCACCACTTGAGCGGCGAAATGACATGCCTCGCGGTAGTGGTAACAAAAGCGCGTTTACGTGGAATCGGTTTTACATCGAGAAAGATGATCCGAGTACGTGAGGTGAATAAATGCCGATTCAGCAACTTCCGCTTATGAAAGGTGTCGGCAAAGACTTTCGAAACGCCGACTATATCGACTATCTGCCAGTGAATATGCTGGCTACGCCCAAAGAAATCCTGAACAGCAGCGGATATCTTCGCTCATTCCCGGGCATTGCCAAACGTTCTGATGTGAATGGTGTATCGCGCGGTGTCGAGTACAACATGGCGCAGAATGCTGTTTATCGCGTTTGCGGTGGCAAGTTGTATAAGGGCGAAAGCGAGGTCGGTGATGTTGCCGGAAGTGGTCGCGTATCAATGGCGCATGGTCGAACATCTCAGGCGGTAGGCGTTAATGGTCAACTGGTCGAGTATCGCTATGATGGCACGGTTAAAACAGTCTCAAACTGGCCTACAGACAGCGGATTCACTCAGTATGAGTTAGGTTCAGTCCGCGACATTACACGCTTACGTGGGCGTTATGCGTGGTCAAAAGACGGAACTGATTCATGGTTTATCACTGACCTTGAAGACGAATCGCACCCTGACCGATACAGTGCACAATATCGTGCCGAGTCTCAGCCTGACGGTATTATCGGCATCGGAACATGGCGAGACTTCATCGTCTGCTTTGGTTCATCGACGATTGAATATTTTTCCCTGACAGGTGCAACCACTGTTGGTGCCGCTTTGTATGTCGCACAGCCATCGCTGATGGTGCAAAAAGGCATCGCCGGGACTTACTGCAAAACGCCATTCGCTGATTCGTATGCGTTCATCAGCAATCCGGCAACAGGTGCGCCGTCTGTGTATATCATCGGTTCCGGTCAGGTATCACCAATCGCCAGCGCGAGCATTGAGAAAATACTACGCTCCTACACTGCTGATGAACTGGCTGATGGTGTGATGGAATCGCTGCGATTTGATGCGCATGAACTGCTGATTATCCATCTTACGCGTCACGTCCTCGTGTACGACGCATCTTCAAGCGCCAATGGTCCGCAATGGTGTGTACTGAAAACAGGTCTGTATGACGATGTGTACCGCGCTATCGACTTCATTTACGAAGGCAATCAGATAACGTGCGGCGATAAGCTGGAATCTGTTACCGGCAAATTGCAGTTCGATATCAGCAGCCAGTATGGGCTACAGCAAGAACACCTGTTGTTTACACCACTCTTCAAAGCTGAGAACGCCAGATGTTTTGATCTGGAAGTTGAATCATCGACTGGTGTTGCTCAGTACGCTGACCGCCTGTTCCTCTCTGCAACCACTGACGGCATCAACTGGGGACGTGAGCAGATGATTGAGCAGAATGAACCGTTCGTTTACGACAAGCGCGTTTTGTGGAAGCGTGTCGGGCGAATCAGGAAAAATGTCGGCTTCAAATTGCGCGTTATCACGAAGTCACCTGTCACTCTGTCTGGCTGCCAGATAAGGATTGAGTAATGGCGGATTCATCACTGAATGATCCTGTCGCGGTTCAGGCTGCGCGCCTTGATGCTTCAATTTTGCCACGCAATATATTCAGCCAGTCTTACCTGCTGTATGTCATAAATCAGGGTGCTGATGTTGGCGCAATTGCCGGGAAGGCAAATCAGGCTGGTCAGGGCGCTTATGACGCGCAGGTAAGGAACGATGAGCAGGATGTGATTCTCGCTGACCATGAGCAGCGAATTTCTGCTGCGGAAGCAACGCTTGTTAATCATGAGGAGCGAATCAGCCAGGCAGAATCAACTCTTCAGGAACATGAAACACGAATCACTAAGAATGAAAGCGATATTGCGTCGCTTGATACCAGAGTTCAGTCGCTGGAATCGCAGGTTTCAGACCATGAAACGCGCATTGATGCTCTGGAGTATGCAACCACACGCAAGAAGTCAGAGGTTGTTTACTCTGGCGTATCTGTAACCATCCCGACAGCGCCGACCAACCTTGTTAGCCTGCTGAAAACGCTCACGCCGTCATCCGGCACGTTGGCACCATTCTTCGACACCGTTAACAACAAGATGGTTGTGTTCAACGAGAACAAAACCTTGTTCTTCAAGCTGTCGATCGTCGGGACGTGGCCCAGCGGAACCGCCAACAGGTCAATGCAACTAACATTTTCCGGCTCTGTTCCTGACACACTGGTAAGCAGTCGCAACTCGGCGACAACGACCGATAACATCCTGTTAGCTACGTTCTTCAGCGTGGATAAAGACGGATTTCTTGCCACAAATGGCAGTACGTTAACCATTCAGTCGAATGGTGCGGCGTTTACTGCCACAACCATCAAGATAATCGCGGAGCAGTGATGATTCAGTTCAAACCAACGCGAAACATCGACCTGATAGAAGCCGTGGGAAATCACCCCGACATTATCGCCGGGAGCAACAACGGTGATGGATACGACTACAAGCCTGAATGCCGTTACTTCGAGGTGAACGTGCACGGGCAGTTCGGCGGCATTGTTTACTATCAGGAGATTCAGCCTTTGACCTTTGATTGCCACGCCATGTACCTGCCAGAGGTTCGTGGATTCAGCAAGGAAATCGGGCTGGCGTTCTGGCGATACATTCTGACTAACACCACCGTTCAGTGCGTCACATCGTTCGCTGCGCGCAAATTCCGCCACGGTCAGATGTACTGCGCAATGATTGGCCTTAAGCGTGTAGGAACCATCAAGAAATACTTCAAAGGCGTGGATGACGTGACGTTTTACAGCGCAACACGCGAAGAACTAATCGACTTCCTGAATCACGGGAGATAGCCATGTTATATGCATTTAAGCTGGGCAGAAAACTGCGCGGCGAGGAACCTTGGTGCCCTGAAAAAGGCGGGAAAGGTGGCTCCGATAAAAGCGCAAAGTATGCAGCAGAAGCTCAGAAGTATGCCGCAGACCTGCAAAATCAGCAGTTCAACACCATCATGAACAACCTGAAGCTGTTTACTCCTCTGGCTGATAAGTATGTCGGCAGCCTCGAGAACTTATCGTCTCTGGAAGGGCAAGGTCAGGCACTTAACCAGTATTACAACTCTCAGCAGTACAAAGATCTTGCTGGTCAGGCTCGCTATCAGAGTCTGGCGGCAGCGGAAGCAACAGGTGGATTGGGTTCCACTGCAACCGGTAATCAGTTAGCAACAATCGCACCAACGCTTGGTCAGCAATGGCTATCTGGTCAGATGAACAACTACCAGAATCTGGCAAATATTGGTCTTGGCGCACTGCAAGGTCAGGCAAACGCCGGGCAGACATATGCCAACAACATGAGTCAGATTTCGCAGCAAAGTGCGGCTCTTGCAGCGGCAAATGCCAACAGACCATCAGCAATGCAATCTGCTATTGGCGGAGGTGCGTCTGGTGCTATTGCTGGGGCTGGACTTGCGAAATTAATTGGTTCATCAACTCCGTGGGGTGCTGGTATCGGTGCTGGTATCGGTCTGCTTGGTTCACTGCTTTATTAAGGGGTAATCAATGGCTACGTGGCAACAGGGTATTAATTCTGGTGGTTTTCTGGCTGGCATCGGTACGCAAAATGAGAATGCGCCAAAGGCAAGCGACATTAACGCAACGCTTGGTCTGATCCGCGAAAACAATGAACTGGCTCGCTCAGGTGCAAATAACGTTGGTCTGACCGCGTTACGTGGTCTGGCTGGAGTTGCTGATATTTACAATCAGGAACAGCAACAGAAAGCGATTAGTGCGTTCAATAAGGTTCACGCTGATGCATGGGCTTCTGGTGATCCATCGGGACTATTTAAGTTTGCCAAGGAAAATCCAGCGTTTGTTGCGCAGGCACAACAGGCGTTTTCCGGTCTTAATGAGCAGCAACGCAACGATATGGGCGATTTAGCCATGAGGGCTAACGTCGCTCTTTCTCAGGGACCGGAAGCCTACAGTAAATTCATTACTGACAACAAGGACAGGTTAAATCGCGTTGGTGCTAATGCTGACTGGATGATTCAGACAGGTATCCAGAATCCAGAGCAGCTATCACACATGCTGACTACTATGTCTCTCGGTGCTCTTGGACCAGAAAAGGCGTTTGCTGTTCAGGATAAGATGGCTGGTCGTGAAATTGACCGAGGCAGGCTGGCAGAGACAATCCGCAGCAATCAGGCTGGCGAGGCACTTCAGGCGAGAGGGCAAAACCTTTCCTATCAGTCAGCAATGACTGGGCACAATATCGCAGCACAACGCTTGGCTCTGGATCAGCAAGAGTTCGGGTTTAAGATGCAGCAAGCGCAGGAAAAGGCTCAGCAGTTGATTAGCGAAGCACCTAAGCTGTCAGTAAATATGGAAAAAGGCATCGAGACGGCTGTAAACAATGCCACAGCATCATCAAACTCAGCCAATTCCATGAGTGCGCTTGCTCAACAGTTCAGAGCAGAAAAACCAACGACAGGTTTGTTCGGTAACGCACAGAACATGTTCGCAAAACTTACCGGAAGCGATACGACATTGCGTGATTTGCGCATTCGCCAAAATGCCCTTGTTAACAGTCAGGTTCTTAAATTCCTACCTCCCGGCCCAGCAACGGATAAAGACGTTGAGATCGTTCGACAGGGTGCGCCAACTGACATGGATAACCCTGAGACGGTCGCAAGATGGCTTGATGCAATGGCAAACCTTGAGCGACGAAACGCGCAGTTTAATGAGTTTAAAGCCGAGTGGATGAGCGCGAATGGCAACCCTGGACAATCGCGTAATGGCGGTCAGATATTGGGGTTGGATGTTAAAAAAGGTGAATCATTGGGGAGTGCCGTTAAGCGGTATATGTCAATGAATACTGACGCAGCGCCAGCACAAGATTCGACACCTTCAGGAGAACCACGGAATCAGGTTGGATCATATACATCAAAATCAGGCATTCAATTTACGGTGGAATGATGAAAGTAACTGCAAACGGTAAGACATTTACCTTTCCTGATGGTACGAGCACCGAAGATATTGGCACCGCCATTGATGAGTATTTTGCTGGTCAGTCAGCACCAACACAACAAGGTGTTCAGCAATCGCCAGCAGACAACTCACTTGCATCAGGATATGCACAGCTTGCCACTCAGCAGAAGGAAGGACTAGATCGCTCTGCTGAGCAAGGGGCTGTTTTAGGTGCTGCAATGCGCGATGCCGTTACCGGTGAAAGCCGAATGACACCAGAAATGGAGAGACTGCAAAATGTTGGGTCTGCTCCAGAGCTTAATAGCTTAAGCACTGATGCGCTGCGTGCTGGATTGGGGCAGCTATTTGGTTCCGACGCTTCACAGGAGAAAATACTGCAAAGTATTGGCGGGAAAATCCGGAAGGATGAGAAGGGAAATTCCATAGTCACCCTTCCTTCAGGGGAATATGCACTTAACAAGCCTGGTTTGTCACCGCAGGATATAACGTCATTCTTGGCAAATGCTCTTGCATTCACTCCAGCAGGTAGAGCTGCGTCTGTTGTAGGTGCAACACTAAAATCAGGCGCTACTGATTTAGCTTTACAGGGGGCCACTAAGATCGCTGGCGGTGAGAATGTTAATCCAGTTCAAACTGCAATTTCTGCTGGTCTTGGTGGGGTACTGAAGGGTGTAGAAAACACCGCAAGCGCAGTGTCTCGTTCTGCTATGGGTAATATTGCTCCTGAAAAACAAGCTCAGATTGACTTTGCCAAGCAGAACAACTTGCCACTGATGACAACAGATCTTGTGGAACCGGGAACAAATATTGGTAAGCAAGCACGAGCTATGGCTGAGCGAATCCCAATAGCCGGAACAGGTGGGATAAGAAATGCACAGCAAAAGGCCAGGGAAGATTTAGTTAGAACATTTAGCGATAATGTTGGTGGAATATCTGACGCACAACTTTACCAATCAGCTACTCGTGGTCAGCAGCAATTTATTCAGGCTGCTGGCAAGCGGTACGACAGGATCATCAGTTTGATGGGGGATACTCCTGTTGACATCACTGGAACAGTGAAAGCAATTGATGAGCAGATTTCCAAGTTAACTCGCCCAGGAGTATCGCAAGACCGCTCAGCTGTTTCTGTCCTTCAACAGTTTAGAAATGACATCACCAGCGGTCCAAATAACCTGCAATTAGCTAGAGAAAACCGTACAAACTTACGTAAGCGATTTATGGCAGCACCTGACGAGGTCGATAGAGATACGCTGGAGAAAGCTGCGCAGTCTGTTTATAACGCATACACAACAGACATGAAAAAAGCGGTTGGCGCAAAACTAGGTGCGAAGGAAGCGCAAAACATGTCGCGTGTTGATCGTTCTTGGGCAAAGTTCAACGACATGATGAGCAATACACGTGTCCAAAAAGCTATTCAGAGTGGTAAAACAACGCCAGAAGATGTCACTAAACTAGTATTTAGCCAAAGCCCAGCGGAAAGGGCGCAACTTTATCGATTGCTTGATGATAGTGGGCGTCAAAATGCTAGAGCAGCACTTGTTCAGCGTGCAATGGATAAGGCGACAAGCGATTCAGGAAAGCTTAGCGTTGAGAAGTTTATTAATGAAATGAAAAGGAATCGGAAGCAGGCTGAGACGTTCTTCAGAGGAGAGCATGGGAAACAGCTTGATGGGATAATGAAATATCTTGATTCCACTAGACAGGCAGCTACTGCTGCCGCAAGCCCACTAACAGGGCAAATGGTAGCTGGTCCAGCAGCGCTGATAACAGCTCTTGCGTCTGTTACAAATCCAATGTTTGCAAAAGTTGCGGCAGTTGGAGCTGGTATCGGTATGGCTGGCAGGGGCTATGAGTCACGCGCGATGAGGAACGCATTACTAAAGTTAGCAAACACACCAAAAGGAAGTACTGCTTATGATAGAGCGATCAGACGGGTATCTGAAACTCTTACACCTCTAATTCAGGCTTCAAGTGAGAAAGCCCAGCAGTAAAAAGTTGGTTAGCGGTTGATGGTTGCTTTTTTCGGGTCATACCATCTCGGCCATTCTTTCAGGAATGGGAATGAGTCGGGTGCGTGGTTCTTTTTGTACGATTTAAGCAGCCTTAACCGCTCAATCGCACACTCATAAACCTCTTGTTGCCCTGTAGTCATCTCGGTCCATGAAAGGTGATCCATTGATAAGACAACGTTTTCAGCTTCTTTTATGAGGGCGTTTTTATTTCTCACCGCAGCAGCATGGCTGACAGAGCAATCCTGCCATATTCTTAAAAGCCAAATAGCTAAGCAGATGAAAAAAATGGTAGATAGCGATATATACACACCAACCTCCTTAGTTTTGAGCAGGATACCATGAAAAAAGTTAACATTGGAAACGTACCAAAGATGCTCGTTCCGCTCTTTGAGAGCGGTACAATTGTGTTTTGTAGAGACTTTCCAGAATGGCAACGCCTGCATCAAAAACTTGGCGTTGACGTGCATGACTCTGACGCCAACGGAGCGTCTCATACAATGAGTAGCGAGAATGGTGTTTTGCATGTGATAGGCGTGTTCAATGGCAAACTATCTACTATTGCCCATGAGTGCGCTCACATGGCATTCGATATCTGCTCAAGGGTAGGTGTTGATGTTGAACCAGGAAGAGCCAACGAGACTTACTGCTACTTAATGAGCAGGCTTGTTGAGTTCTGCGAGCGACATATCAAAAAGCCGGAGTGAACCGGCTTGATTATTACTTTTTGCTGTCTGGAGTTCGCTTATCCAATACCCAGCCATGACCTGGCTTTGTTGTTGGTGGAAGCCTTTCGTTGTCCTTGACGGTGGCAAAATTGTCTTTCTTACCGCCGCGCGGGCCAACTTCTTGGTATATTCCGCCGTTTTTTCCTGTGTTTTCACCTGGTTTTTTCGCCATGATATACCTCAACACACACCCGTTATTGGGCGATTAAATATTGATCTCATTTTATAAGTAGTCAATATGGTCTTGGTAATGTCAAAAATTAACCAATCGTCATCTGGGGTATCCATAAAAACCCTTCAGTACATAACTACTGACAGATAACCAACGCAACGACCCAGGTTCGGCTGGGTTTTTTTATGCCCAAAATTCACCGTAGCCATGCTGCGGCCATTCCTTGTATCTGGAGCAAATCAAATGACAGATTCAATAAATGCCAATGTTGTAGTGAGTATGCCTTCGCAACTCTTCACTATGGCTCGTTCTTTTAAAGCTGTAGCCAATGGCAAAATTTATATCGGTAAAATTGACACTGACCCGGTAAATCCTGAAAACCAGATTCAGGTTTATGTGGAGAACGAAGACGGTTCTCACGTTCCTGTTTCGCAACCAATCATCATTAACGCTGCTGGTTATCCGGTATATAACGGACAGATTGCCAAATTCGTAACTGAGCAAGGCCATTCTATGGCTGTTTATGATGCGTATGGTGCACAGCAGTTCAAATTCCCAAATGTGCTGAAGTATGACCCTGACCAACTCAGGCAAGATCTTGCATCTCAAGGAGGTGTTAATCTGGTAAACGGAGCTATCTCACAGGAAGATCTTGTTTTGCAGTCGATCACAAAAATTCCAAGTTATGATAATTCTAACGTAGTCCAGGCATGGCGCGATAGTGTTGCGACCTACGGGTATGTTTACTTCTCTAATCATTCAAAAAATCAGATGGTGTACACCGTACCGTCTACAGCTGCTAACGCTTCTTTCCTTGCGAACAGTAAAGTAATCATTGATAAAAATGTCACCCTGAGATTCGACAGTGATCTGTACTCACTGTTTAAATCGTTGCAGTACGAGGGGGAGGGTACGTTTGAATTTACGCACCTGAACTTTAAAGCAACCGGTGGAGAAGTGGATTACCTGGCTAAGCAGGCCATCCTCAACCGAAACCCTATTCGCATGAAGCGAGTGGAATGGTCAGATTGTAAAGTTTATTCCATAAATGGTGACACGTTCTTCTATGAAGGTGAAGTCACCATATCCTCAGATAGCGCAGCTATCTTCCCCTTAACTACTAACCGTACAACAGGCCTGTTCGCACCAATAGATATTGGAGAGCATATTTCTGCACATATTCGCATGGAATCTCAGGCCGCCTCAGAAGTTGGGATTGTTCTGCGATGCTCTGGTGGTTGGATGATGTTCTATGGGGCACCAGGTGCTACACAGTGGTCTTATAGACAGAAACCAATTGGTGGTCCAGTAGCAGAAGGAACTCCATTCCCGCTGCCAGGAGGTTTACTGTCGTACGCCCCGGGCAAAGCAACCGTTGGCGTATCACTGCAAGGTAAAAACTGGGCGCAGATAACGATGAATGGCGTTGGGATACGTTTGCCCTTTGATACTGCTGATGTAGGGGATGTATACGAAGTTGGGTTTGTTGCACTGACCCCGGCATCTGGAGGTTCTGCGCGTGTAACTGGATTATGCAGCTACACCTCTGATAATGGCGTGCACGGTAAGCCTCCACTTAATATCCTTATCCACGGTGATAGTACAGCTGAGGATTTCATTTCCGCGTTCAGCTCGTACATTCCGCAATTAATGGATGGAGCGAACGGCCACCGTTCATATAGCATTGTAAACAAGGCGGTTGCCGGACAGACAATGAGGCAACAGTTAGATCTCCTGAAGGCTCAGGGGCCGGGTGATGCTTACATCGTTATTATGGTTGCCGGAACTAACGAAGGGCAGGCAAACCAAAACGGCGATTATATGGCGGCACTGATAGATGAGTTTGTCTTATATTGCAATGGCCTTGGTCGTATCCCTGTTTGGGTTGAGCCGTGGATGTGGTATAGCCAGTCATTTATTGGCGGTGCTGGTCAACCATCAGCAAATTACGATGGTGTTGCGGAGTTGCGCGAGGCTGGTAAACGCCAGATGATGAAATATGGCAATAACGTCATTTGTGTAACAACAACTCACCAGCTCCCGGCCCCATATCCAGAGTATTTCAACACGCAATACGACCCACTTCTGCGTGATGACATTCACCAAAGCCAGTTAGGGTATCGTCTGTATGCGGAAATTATCTGCTCTGCCATTATCGACTGGTGGTCGCGTGTTGATTACACGCCAAGAGCAGCTGTTCAATGGTGGGCTGGAACAAACGTAACAGTACAGGCACCGTCAAGTTTAACTGCCAATTCAATTAATATTAAACTGGCAGCCACTTCATTTGCGAATGGCAATACTGTTCTAACGCTTCCGAGGTGGTGCAGACCAAAAGTAACCAAAAATGTCCCTGTACCGTTCACTGCTGATGGCGTTTCATTTGGCATGGCAATGGCCACCATTAATGCTTCAACAGGACAAATATCGATTGAAGGGTCCACCACTACATCTCCAACGTTCTACATAGATGCGACATGGTAGTAAAAACATGGAGGCAATACGCCTCCATGCTAATAACTCAAATGCTCTTAAAATACTCTTAAGGAGATGATCAGCGCTTTTATTAACATCAACCATCTATGTGCGTTATAGATTAATTATCTCCATGTGATGGCAGACAAAACTGATACACACAAAGCTTTGCACTGGATTGCAAGGCTTTATGTCACTCGATAGTGGTTAAGGCGGATCACTCCACCTTTTCATCAAGCCAGTCCGCCCACCATTGCATCATTTCTCTGCGCTTATCGAGATACTGAGCATGGTTGTAAATCCCGCGCACAGATCCGCCGTTGGCATGTGCAAGTTGCACTTCAATAGCATCAGCAGGCCATTCGTGCTCGTTCATAATCGTGCTGAATTCATGCCTGAATCCGTGACCGCTTTCCAGACCTTCATAGCCGATTTGTTTGATCACAAGCAGTACAGCGTTCTCGCAAATTGGCTTCTTCTTATCGTTGCGCCCGGCAAAAACAAACTCTGACACTGGTTTAGTGATTGAGCTTAGCGTAGTGAGAAGTTCAATCACCTGGTCTGACATAGGAACCACATGAATTTTTCGACCCTTCATCACACTGGCGTCGATGGTGATAATCCTGTTTTCAAAATCGACGTTCTTCCATAGCATGGAGCGAAGCTCTTTCGTTCTTAGGGCTGTGTAGCGTAAAACTTTTGTCGCAATGAGCGATACGATACTTCCTGAAAATGTTGCAAGTGCTTTGTTGAATGCCGGGATCTGGTCGGCAGGAAGAAACGGGAAGTTCTTCTTGCGGTATCCCTTCATGGCGTCAGCAAGGTCAGGTGCCGGATTATATTTAGCCCTGCCGGTGACAATAGCGTAACGGAAAACCTCGCCGCATCTTCTGCGTGCTTTGTTGGCTCGCTCCATTGCACCGCGATCTTCAAATCTGCGGATTACTTCCAGCAGTTGCATCGGCTCAATATCCTGAATCTCAAGACCGCCGATGATAGGTAAAATGTCGTCATCAAACATTTTTGCAAGTTCATTTGCATAGCCTACTGACCAGACTTGCTTCTTGTGCTCGTACCATTCCTTGTAAATGGCGCTAAAGGAATTGTTGTTAGACGAAGCCTTTTTCGCCTTTACCGGATCGATGCCAACCGAGATGTCTTTCCTCGCAGTCCATGCTTTATCCCTTGCCTCCTGCAAAGTCATAAGTGGATATTTTCCGACGGTCAGGATTTTCTCCTTACCGTCAATCTTGTAGCGAAGCTGCCATACCTTTTTCCCGGATACAGGGACATAAAGGTACAGGCCATTACCATCGAGAAGGCGGTATGGTTTTTCTTTCGGCTTTGCTGCTTCAATCTGCTTAACGGTGAGCATGGGTAAAAATCCGGAGGGTAAAATTATTTTATCCACTTTTTACCCGTCATGGGGTGCGGCTGTCAACGATCTGACGCGAACCATGACGAACTGTGAATCTACGGAAGGCTTGATATTCAGGGGATTTTGCGGACTGGTACGGATGGGAGCGAACTGATAAATGGTGTCCCCTGCAGGAATCGAACCTGCAATTAGCCCTTAGGAGGGGCTCGTTATATCCATTTAACTAAGAGGACAATGCGGCATGAGTATACCCGCTAATGGACTGCGGGGTAAGTACGCTGCCGCTCGATTGCTTAAACCCTCGCCATTTATGCTGGGTTTTTATCATTTTTCTTAATGTTTTCCGCACGTTCTGCTTTTTGGCGTGCTTCTGCTTTACGCTTGTTGCTCATGTCGTTACGAATCTGTGCATGACTCATTAACGCGAAGATAAAGGTGCCGCCGCAGATGTTCCCCGCTAAAGTAGGTAGTGCGAAGGGCCAGATGAAATCGCTCCAGTGCAGCGTGCCGTTAAACACCAGATAGAGGATTTCAACAGAACCGACAACGATGTGGGTGGTGTCACCCAGTGCAATAAGCCAGGTCATCAATATAATCACCACAATCTTTGCCGCACCCGCAGCAGGAAACATCCAAACCATAGTGGCGATCAGCCAGCCGGAAATGATCGCGTTGGCAAACATCTCGCTGGGGGTGTTCTTCATCACATCCATGCCGATTTTGACAAATGCATCGCGAGTTTCTTCATTGAAGATAGGCATATATTCAAATGCCCATGCAGCAATACCTGTCCCGAGAATATTACCCAGCAGCACGACGCCCCATAATCGCATAAGTAAGCCGACGTTGCTCATTGTCGGTTTTTGCATGACGGGTAGTACCGCAGTCACGGTGTTTTCGGTAAATAATTGCTGGCGGGCCATAATGACGATAATAAAACCAAAGGTATAACCGAGATTCTCCAGTAAGAAGCTGCCTGGCACTCCTTCCAGTTCGACATGAAATATCCCTTTTGCCAGTAGCGAAGCGCCCATCGACAGACCCGCCGCAATGGCTGACCACAGTAGCGCCATTGCGTCGCGTTCCAGCTCTTTTTCACCATCCTGGCGGATATGCTCATGAATTGCCATCGCCCGGGAGGGGAGTCGGTCTTCATCTATTTCTATTTTTTTGCCGCGCTCTTTTTCTTCGCTCTCAACTTCAATTTCGTCGCTGTGTTGATCAATTTTGTCGTTGTCCAT